TTGGCCCGTGGGCCAGTCGATGAGTTCGTTACCGACCTCAAACCCGTAGACCCCCGAGACGATAGAGCTCAGCCGTGGCAAAGCCTCTGCAATCTGAGCTGCGTTAGGCGCTTGGCCTATTGCGATCAGGTTGGACTCACGATAAGCTAGAGTTATCATCTCGGAGGTCAGGGTCATGGGTTACTCACCTTCTGCGGTGTGAACGGCGACGGCCAGCGGTCGCTTGGGCCAGCTTTCCAGGAATTCAATCTGGTTGCTTTCCTCACGGTCCTCGTTCATCAGCTCCAACATTGTGACGAGCTCGTCCTTCGTGTTGTCGTCAATGAGCGCCTTGATGGCGTCCTCGTCGCTTTCGGTAAGGACAACCTCTCTGACTTCTTCAGCTTCTTCGACAGGATCAAGGTGCTCCACCCAGCCCTCAGGCACTTCCTCTTCACTCTGGAAGATTTCGCCCTTGCCGGTTTCTGGGTTGTAGCGCCACCCGGGCCATTTGATTATATCATGATCCATGTTGAAAAATCCTTTCAGTGGGTTTGAGGGTTAGGTTTGATCTCGCAAGACGCCAAAGTGCATATGCGAGCTCGGCACGCTGGTCGGTGGCTCTTTGGTGCGGATATACACCAGACCCGTGAACGCCGCGCTGAGTTCGAAATTCTGACGTAGGGCTTCTCCGCCCCGTCCGTACTTGAGCCCTTCAAGCGCAGCGGCCGGAACTCCGGAGGCGGTGCAGGCAATCCAATAAGGATGGTGCTCAACAGGACGGATCTTCAGAAGTGTTGGATTGGTAGCGACCAGAACCCACCCGTCTTGAGGGCGAATTTCGAAGTCGAGTGTGTCAACGGCCATATCAATTCTCCAGTTGGGTTTGGGGCTGAGCGTTAGCCCAGCCCCGCCCCGACGAAACCTTAGCCGTTGATACGAACGATTTCGTAACGACCGTAAGGGTTGATGTTGGTCTGCCACGGAATGTCAAACCGAACCGAAGATACGCCGGTATCGCCGTTCGCATACTTATACGAGCGGAGTGACAGCGGGATGCTCTTCATGGAGACGCTGGAGTTCTCGCCGGATGGCAAGTCTTCCAACGATGCCGTTTCAACGCGACATGCCGACTTCTTGATGAGCGCCCGTGTGAGGAACTCAGTGGAAGCCGCGCCGGACCATGTGACGACAGCGTTATCGGCAGGAGCAGCGGTCACAGTAGCGTGAGCAGTGTTGACGCCGTTGTTGCCAATGCCCCCGCCAGCCGGTACGACGATGGCTGGGAAGATGCGGACAGTTGCCGCCCCGCCCGCCGTTGCCGTTGCATCGCCAACAACGCGGAACTGCCGTAGGCGACCCTTACTTGCCTGCTTCCGGTTGTCGTAGTCGTTGACGCCAGCGATGGTGAAGATCTCACCATCCTTGATAGTGGCGTTAGCGCCCAATCCGTCGATATCAAGCGTTTGAGTGAGGAAGTTACCGTTGGTCGTACTGGACACCGCGACGTCGCGGTAGTTGGTGTTCTGCGCCGCGCCGTTGACAGCGCCATTCGTGCGCGTGCCAGTGGTAAGCGTAGGAAGCTGCTGCGTGAACATAACAGGCAGACCGGCAAGCTGCTTGAAGCTGAGGCGGGTGACCACCGCAGTCGCAAGCGCGTCAGGAGCAGGGAGCTCCATAAGGTACTTCGCCAGCCCAGCCATGTCGGTGTAAGGAAGAACACAGAAGATCTCGTTATCCGAGACGCCTTCTTCCTTCAGCCGTGCATAGCCTTCGATCAGCGGGTCAACGTCGCTGATTGCCGTTCCGGGAGTGCCGATCCAGTTGGCACCGCAAAGCGCGACGGTGCTGAGGACTTCAGCATCGCAGAGCGCGCCTTCATCTTCACCGATGGACTTAATCCGGGAGTTCTTCTTGGCGGCGTCGAAGTCTTTGATGTTTTCAAAGTCGCCGTAGAAGAAGTCAAGGGTATCACCTTGGTTCAGGCTGAAGACTTCAGAGCCGAACACGGTGTCCTGCTTACCGGCCGAGAGATCGGCCACGGCACCGGTCCAACGGCCACGATTGTAGCGAGGCGGCACGTGCTCAATATACTTGAAGCCGTTCAGCGGGTTGATCTTCTTGTCGTTCTTGTTCCACGACACCATCTTTGCTGCGATCAGCGTATTTTCCATACGAGCGGCGATCGCTGCGGTGATGAGCGCGAGTTGGGTTACTTGGTTGGGCATATCGCAAATTCCTTATTGCGGGTTAATTGAACTCGCTGAGCATCCGACTATACATCGCATCCTCAGCCTTAGCGAACTTACCACCGCTGCCTCGACTACGGGCTTCAGGTGGCGGAGGCGCAGCAGTCGCCTTCTTGGGAGCGGGTTGGGCGGCGGTCGAGGCCTCCAACCGTGCGGACACTCGGCCTTCAAGTCGGCCGAACTCCAGGAGCTGCTCTTCCATTGGGAGCGCTGCTATGCGTCGCGACTCGTCCGCATTCGATGCCAGTTCGTAGGCAACATGCGGACCAACGTCCGATCGCTTGATCAAGACAGCCATTGGGGCTGAGCAGGACCAGTCTTGACGGTCGGCACCTTTAGTAACCTTGTCGTCAAAGTCTGGATACTTCTCAGCCATCTCTGGCTGCCCGATTGCTCCTTTCCAGCTCGTCTCAAGCGCCTCGATCTGCGACTCGACCTGAGAGCGGTGTTGTCTCTCATCATATCGTTGATCGGCGTTCCAGCGAGCCCAGTCGGCAACAAACTGATCATCAGCCTTGCCGAACTCGTAGTCCTCAGGGTTTGGCTTGCCGTCCCCCTTGGGTTTTTCCTCTCCTTTGTCTTCAGGTTTGGAAGCTTCTTGACGCAGGCGGCGCTCTTCAGCAAGATCTCGCTGGGCTTCACGCAACTGCGTAGTCATTTCATCGATGCGCTTCTGCACATCGTTTTCTGGCTTAGGGTCCGCTTCCGGCTTAGGGTCTTCCTTGACCTCGTCCTCCGGCGTCAGCTCTAGAGCATCGTCATCATCTTCCTTGACGCTGCTGTACTCCTCCTCATAGAGGTCGTCTGTGGACTTGGCAAGAACGGCCGGAACGGTTGGCGCGGCTTCGGGCAGTACCTCATCAATCTCTATCATCGCTGGCCCGCTGTCGGTGGGGTGGTCTGGCCCGCGCATAAAGCGGCCCGCCCTAGTCTCTAGGGGCGACATTGCGGCGGTGATCATTAATCTACGAACCATCTACTTTTCCTTTGGGTTGCGGCTTATGCCGGTCGCCTGAGGGGCGAGAACCTGCTCCACGATTGCTGTTGGACCGTTCCTTAGCAGATGCGGAGCGCTCTGCCAAGCGGTATTTTTGCTCGTTAAGGCGTGGGGCTTGGCTGGCCGTGTACGCCGCCTCGTCCGCAAGCGCCTCTGAGCGTTTTCTGTCGGCGTGCGCCTTGAGCGCATTTTCTTCAGCTATGGAAGCGTCTGCCTCGGCCTGTTGCGTGGCCCATTTGGAGCTTTTAGCGTCCTGCGCGGCCTTGGCGGCGTCAGCCTCAGCTTTGGCGGCGGCGGCTTCTTCCTTGCGCATCTCGATAGCCATCATGGCTTCTTGCATCTGCTGTTGCTGTTGCTGTTGCTCCATCATCTCCATCTCTTCTGGAGTGGGCTCGCGTGGTTGGCCTTCTTCGCCTTCTTCTTCCTCTGGCTCGATGGTGCCCTGCTTCTCCATCTGGGTACGCAGCCGCTCCGCAATCTCATGCGCTCCAGGCCAGTCCATACTCTTGGCGACCAAGTCACCGATAATGCCAAGCAGGTCAGGGGATGTCTGGATAAGCGTCATCATACCCTCCGCTGCCTCTTGGCGCTGAGTGGTGAAGGATGGGCCGGTTTCCAGCACGACGTCATACTTACCAGTCGTGATGTCTGGCGAGTCTTCATCGTCTGGATCGTTGATACTCATCAGCTTGTGCTTATCGTCGTCGCCAATAACGCGGATGGTGCGGGTGGCGTCGTAGGCCAGCGGAATAAGCTGGTTGATGACATCGCCGCACTCTTGGATGGCGTTGTTCAGGTTATCGTGGTAGATAATCGTCGCTACGTGGCCTTCCTTCTTGCGAGCGTTGATGGCCACGCCGCTCACCTCGTTGCTGCGCATACCTAACGAAGCATCGTGCAGGCCGGTCGTGTCCTTGATGTCCTGCTGGTTCATCTGCGCTTCTTGCAGTAAGGCGGTCGGTACTGGCGGCGGGTCGACCCGCGTTGGCGGGGAGCTGGCGTTCTTGTTCCAGACAAGCGGGCCTTGGCCAGTTAGATGGCTACGCTTCCACTGCTCTTCGCGACCGTCAAAGGCGTCGGCAGGGCCAGCCCATTGGGACTTGGGCGCTAGGGCCAGCACTTCGGCTGATACGCTGCGCCAGTAGTTCTTCAGGCGTTGGCTGTCCTTGGCAAAGCGTATCAGGCCGAAGCGCACGCGGTCGTCACCTACCCGAACGACACGGCCCTCTACCCGCACGATAGGCAGGCGCATAAGGGGGATCTCATACGGCTTGCCGAGGATGGCGAAGCCAGTCACTAGGTGCATGCGAGCATAGGTGCGGAAGCTGTCACGCTCCTTTGTCTCGCCAGTGGTGGGGTGCCGCCAAAGCTGATCCTCATAGGTCTCTGGGTCTAGGTCGGTAACGTCCTTGACGTCGCCGTCCTGCATCATTGCGAACTTGGCGGGTCTGTCAACCAATTCCCAGAACTCGGTAAGCCGGATAGACTCTGTATCCCACCAGCCGCTGATCCGCCCGCTCGTGATAGTGTCAGTGAAGCCGGTTGGGCACGGGTACTCGGGGAACTTCTGGTCGTAGACGTCCTTGGGGATGCGGTCCGTCACATAGCAGTGACGGGCGTCGCGCCCCGTTGGGTCGACGCTCATGCGGTCCCAGATAACCGCCAAGGGGTTAGGGACGTGGCGAATTAAGATATCTTGATCGAAGACATCATTGCCCGCGTACTCAAGGTCGACGCGCAGCGCGCCGATACCGCACGTTACCTGATCTTCACAGGCGGCGTCGTACGCACGCTCTGCGCGGGAGTACGACTCGATGCTCTTTATGAGCCCGCTTCGGACTTCGGCGATGGCTGCTGATCCGTCCTTCAGCGGGCGGACCTTAATCGTCGTCTTGTTGATGCGCCGGTCGCCGATTACCTGCCCCACGAACTGAGGCAGCACATTTATCGTCAGGCAGGGCCGGAAGGCGTCCTCGCGGTCTTTCTTTACTGTGGGATCCCACTGGTCGCCAGCGGTGAACTGAAGATCTTCTAGCGCCCACTCGCGATTCTCCTTGTCGTAGAGCGCGTCCGCCTCATACAACTTGGTGGCGTACTCAAGATACTTCTCAACAGACTCGTAACCCTTGGGAACGTACTTTTCCTCGCCCACGCCGTAGTCGTCGGCTTCGACATCGTCTATGCCGTCTATATTCACTAAGTCAACCACGGTCGCTCTCCAAATTCAGAATTGTTTCAATCTCTGCTTGTATAGCAGCGACGTTTTGTTCATACCCAGGACGGGGAGTCCCGTCGTGCTTGGTGCGCCCTTTCAGCTTCTGCTGTAAGCGATCAATTCGGCGTTCCTGATACGTGCTCATAGTCCCATCCATCCTGTTGGAGCGCTGACATAAGCTGGCTTCGGTAAGTCCAGCGACGATTTCCTCTCGTAAACAGGTTCCGCGAAGGTTAGCGCCACTGCATCCCAGATATCAGGGCTGCGGACGCCACGCTTGCGCATTTGCTCCTTGCTTTCGAGCTGTAGGCGCTGATTTGAGTCGTACTTATAGCTGGGGCCGACCGCATCGCTCTGGAAGATGCTCTCATCTGGTATGTCCACCCCGACTGTGTCTTCGAGCCACTCCTTAGAGCGCATCCACATCTCGGCGCGGCGGTTCTTAGGTCCAGGTGACCGAGTTCCGTCGTCCAGGATGATGATCGGCTCCTGCGGCTCACCGCCAAAGTTCACGGCGCGGGTGCATTTGTCGTATTTCTCGCCGTAGGACTTCACAAGATCGTAAACGCCGCCACCTACGCCGCCCGCATCGATGAAAACGCGCACTGGGTCGTCTGCGTCGATAATCTGCTTGACCCTATTGGCTCCGCTGACGACGTCGATCTTCTCAATGGTCTCCTTCTTGAGCACCTTCCGGCCGCGCCGCCATACAATAGCGAACAGGTCGTTACCGAACCTGCTAGGATCAACGCCGATGACAAGCGGGCCAAGCGGGTCTTCAATTTTGAACTTGCGTGCCCTGAGCAGTAGCCCGCTCTTGATGAAGCTGTCGTGGCCAGTGGCCTGAAACGCCTCGTCTGGGGTGGCAGGGTACTCCTGCATGAAGAGCATCGGGTCTTTCAACTCGGCAATCTTAGCGCGCCGCCATACCATCTGCTCCACGGTGAGTTCATGGAGGTCCATGTAGTCGGCTTCGCTGATATCCTCGCCAGAGTCCTTCTCAGTCTTCAGGCGGAAGCCTTCTGGCACCTTACGGGAGTATCCAGGCTCCCAGAACCAAGGTGAGAAGACAGGTATGTAATCCCCGACGCCAGCTTCGGCCTGTTGCCATCTCTCGTAGAACTCGCCTGTGATGCCGTTTGCGGTAGACTCTAGGATTATCTCGGTTCCGGGAAGTTCCGGGATTGCCTGACCTACTCCGGCAAAGTGATCAGCCGCGTTCGGCCAGAAGGCGACTTCCGATCCATGGAAGAGTTGAATGGTTTTGGATCGGCCGACTGCCTTCTGGCCTGCGGTGGCCACGCCGTAACCGCTGTCGAGCTTGTCGAACAGTAGCTCTTTGGCGTTGGCCGCGCCCGTGTGAGGCTTGAGGAAGTTGTGCTCGTGGTAGCGGGCGACCATGTTGAACAGGTTGTCCGTCGCGGCCTGCTCGTGGGTCAGGATGAAGACGCCTACGCCGTGGTTCAGGCTGGCCCTGTGGTAGAAGCGCGCCCCTACATACGTGGAGAAGCCCTGCTGCCGAGCCTTGAGGATGAGCGCCCGCACTTTGCCAGTGTCGCGTAACTGCTCCTCCAGCTTGTCGTGGACAAACTGCTGGGCCTTATTCAACTTGAGGGGGAGTAGCTGCCCGCTCTTAGTCTTGATCTTCAGGCAGGCCGGTGCGTAGCGCATCAGGTCGGCACGCAGATCTGCTAAGACGGCGAGCTGCTCGGTCTCATTCACGGTTGTTGGCTCCCGACATGGCTTCCGCGATGAAGTTAAAGAGATTCTTGGGATGCATCATGTGGCCCGTCACCTGTTCCATGTTGCCCTGCCCGCCGACGCTCCCGCCGCTCCTATTGGCCTTCTGCCGCTGGTAGACTATCATCTCATTATAGTTCCTGAAGCCAGCTTTCCGCGCCGCCTGCTCCTGCTGAGAACTCCCGCGCTGCTTCTGCGCCTGTTGGGCCATGTACAGGTCCCGCTCGCCATCGCTCATACCCGCCATGCCCCGCTGCGGTTGTGGCCGGGAATGTTGAGCTAGCGCGTCGGCCACGATAGGCATTTGCTGGTTCATGTAGTTCATCATGGCTACATCCCTCCGCCGCTGAACATCTTGATTAGGGACATCAGCCCGCCCTGCTTCTTCTCAGGGTGCGGGTTGAACGCGGCCATGCCCGCCTGCGTCACATCCGGCATGCCCTCTTGTGGCGGCGTCCCGTACTGTGGTGGAAGGATGTCGGCGCGATCCGGCCGCCGAGGCTGTCCGCCAACGCCCGTCGCGCCCCTACGGGTAAGCATCCCGCCACCGATGGAGTTCGGGTCCATACCCGCCTTGAGCATGTTGAGGAAGTTCATCAGTTCAAAATCCTTTTCGCTAACTCAGCATCCTCAGCGGCTGCGCCTGCCTTGCCCTTGTCGAGTAGCTCTTGCCCGATCTCATAGGCGGCTTGGCCCACTGACTGCTGCTCGCGGCTGGCCAGCTTCGCCAGTAACTCTTCCAATGGGAGGGCTACACTGGTTTCTGCGGCTTCCCGAGGAATAAGACGCGCCCACAACCGATAGAACTCAGTTGGCGCAGATCGGCCCCATACTACGAGCGCAGGCACTCCGCCCATCGCGTCAAATGCTGCTACTAGGTTGTCCCGCGCCTGCATCGTCACTTTGGGCGACTTAGACCCAGCTCTTCGGGCGTCTGTGACGGTCTGCTTCTCAAGGCGCGCTTTCTCGGCGGCTATGAGCTCTTCAAAGTCTGCGTGTCCCTCGGCCGCGTTACTCGCCATCTTAATTGTCATCGCGTCCGCGTGCCGCTTTCGCCGGTTTGCCAGCCGACGATCATGCTTGGCCCTGTCTGCCGCTGAGGCGAACTGCTTCTTGGGTCTGGCCATCAGAAGATTACCGCGCCCACCACGAAGCCGAGGGCTCCGGCTATCAGCATCTCTGTCTTGTGTTGCTTGAAGGTTACGTTGACTCTTTCTACGAGCCGTTCAAGAAGGTTAGGGTCATACATACTGAGTCTCCTGTGAAGTCTTTGAGAAAAAGGTCGTCGCGGCCCAGTGACGGGGTAGTATCAAGCGCAACCGCCCCGCCGCCCAACCTACCCCCGCACCCCGCACCCGCATTAACCATAAGCTGAGCGACTGAGGAGCTCCGCCTCCCGATGACTTCGTCACTGAGGGGCCGAGGATTCGCAGCATCAACGCATTAACGATCTCTGCGAGCCCACGTAACCAAGGATGAGAGACGCGTCGTAGCTCCGCTGCTGAGGACTCAGTCACTGAGGTGCTGTGATTGCTCGTCACTGAGGGGTTGTGATCGTTCATTACTCTGTGTCTCCGGACTGTGGGCTCGTGACGCAGTATTTACCTTGTCCGGTAACATCTTAGCAAGCACAACAGCAGGGAGCACAGTATTAACCTCGTAAGTGACTGAACAGGCTGCGTATTCTGGCCATCTGTTATGGGCAGCCAAGCATCTGTATGGCAGTCACCGGAGGCAAAGCCTTGTAATCACACGGTAAAAACACAACTGAATAACAGATAACACATATTAACCTTACCTTAAGGGGGTTTGAAAAATTGTTTAATATTATTAAGGATGTTAATTAATACATTGCTAATCAATAAGCAATTGCTACCAGTAGGTAGTTGGCGCGTGCCAACTGTTATCTGTTATTCTCACGCTTTTCCGCCATTCCTGGAGTGCCACACATGCTAAACGCAACACTTACCACTGCCCTACTGCGCGCATCCGCCGCGTTGAGAGCGACAAACAAGCCAGCCAATGCCAGCCTTGCGGCCGAGCTGGATGCTGCCCTATTGACCGACGCGACGCAGCGTGCATCTGTTAGCGCCAAGGCTGCGCAGCGTGCCATCGGCACATCTGGCCGAGCGCCGAGCCGAGCCTATGTCATAGAACAGCAGCCCGGTCCCATTGCTTGTGTTATGGGCGCAAAGGCTGCGCACGCCGAGCTGGAGCGCGTGCTGACCGGACATGGAAGCCGCGCCTGTCCGAAAGTCGGTAGCTTGGGAGCGATGCTTAGTCAGCGTGGCAATTGGTTCACGCTGCTAGAAACGGACAACGGAACTGTCGCCGTAAACGTGCGTCCAGCAACCAAGAAAGAACTGGCACGGTTGATGCAGTAGTGCAAGCGTCATGCCAACTGGACGAAAATCCCAAGGGAAGAGGAATGCGCCGCTCTGGTATGGTTATGACCTGGAGCAGCTGAGCGCACTGATATCGTCGCTATGAGACTTCAGCGGTGATGTAAAGAATGCCATAAGAGCGTAAAGAAAACCGGCACCCTAAAAGTCACGCTATTGCGCCATTCCCTCCAAATAGCTGCCGGGATAGTTTACACATTGGCCAGCACCGCCAATAGGCCAAGGTGAAGGAGTGGCTGATTTCCGCCGTTTATCGCACTTGGCACGGTCTTTGCTATATGTGTGGGGCAGTGGGGCCGAAGGTCGGCTCCCCACAGAAAGGCGGCACATAATTCCCCGCAAGGGGTGGCAGGGCATAAGGCAGCACGGCTGGCCCGCACCATACTACACCATGGCATAGCGCGCAGGACCGCTACCATTGCCACGGTATTTAGGGCGCACCTACACGGCAAAGCGCGCCTAGCCAAGCATCCGCTTGGCGAGCATATACGGCTTTTGATGGTTCAGCGCGGTGCGCAGAGGACACTAGCCTAAGTGTGTTGCCCGCAACGGCGCGCCACCTAGCAGTGGTGCGCCATTGCCAATTGCGCCTTGTTAATGGGGTAAGGGCGCAATTGGCAGTGACTATGCTGCGATTAACGGAGTATTGAAGAATGACAAACGTAAAAACGAAGAAGCCAGCCGCGAAAGCCGCAACGCGCAAGCCAGCCGCCAAGGCGAAGGCTCCAGCCAAGCTGACAGCCGCACAAGCTGACAAAATTGTTGAAAGCAAGGCAACGCATGCCTCCGACAAGCATTTCGTTCGGTCGGCAGGCGGAGACAGCCTAGTGCTCCCAACTGCGCGCTGGCAGGGCGAACTCCGCACCGCAAGCTCGGTCGGCAAATCGTTCAAGGCGCTGGAGGCTATGTGGAAAACCGTTTCGGTCGCCAAGCTGGCCAATGGCGTAACCGGACGCGACGCGCCGCATTGCGGCAAGGCGGTCGCAGACAGCCGCGCCAAGGTCGCGCCACCCGCCAAGCCAGCTAAGGCGACCGCAAAGGCAAAGGCGACCGCAAAGGTGGCAGCTAAGGCGGTCGCAGACACACGCAAGCTGAGCCTGACCGAAAAGGGCGAAGCCAAGCTGGCCAAGCTGGACGCATCTGCTCGCAAGAAGGACATCTTGCAGCGCATGGCTGACGCCGGATCGGCCGACGCAGTGCTGGCTAAAAATATCGCCGGTCGTGGCGATATCAACTACGCAATCCGCACCGGCGTCCTGTCGGTAGCGTGACCCGTCCTCCAGCTCTGGGTGTTCCGCCTTAACCGGCGAGCATCCAGATCTGGGATGACTGGCCATAGTGACCAAGTCAACTAGGAGAAGTATCATGAAGACATACTATACGCTCGCCACGAACGAAGATGGTGCAGCATGAGCCGGTCCGTACTTAACCGCGAGGCGACCGTTACAATCGTGCGCGAGATTATGGAAGGCTCCAAAGTCCTAGTAAGCGGGGAACTGCGGACCGGCATGGCGCAGTCGTTTCTAATAAGCATGATCCGTGATCGTGGGCTGACCGTCACCGGCAACGACTACGCATTCGCTGACTACCTTGCCACCCTTGGCTTCAAGGTAGGTAAGGGCAAGGTCGGCAAGAGTACTAGCAAGGGGTTTCAATATTGCGCTCCCGCTCGCGTTGTATATCTCTAAGGACGAAACAGGCTTCGGCCTGTCCACTGGTGAGGCCAGTGCTGATGAGTCCAGTACCGACTCGCTATAAGGAACTAATCATGAAGACCCTCGCACCGTTCACCGTAGTGGACGAGCCAGCCGTGACGATTGTCACCGCTCCCTTCACGCAAGTATATGCGCTCATCCGGATCTTGGAGACCATGACCGCTGAGCAGCGCGACATAGCGATCCGCGCAGCCCTCCTGATGGCAGACTAAGCATGAGCCTCAGCGAACAAGTCTATTACAATGCCCTCCCCGCTGCGCACGTCGTGGCATGGGAGGAGATGCAGCGTATCCGCGCAATAATGCGCAGAAGCCAAGCGGCGAACAAGCGCGAGCGCCGATTAACGCGTCGCTAAGTAGCAGCTAGTCCCTCCACCCTGCCTATGGTATAAGGGCGGCTGGACATAACTAGGAGCAATATCATGAAGATGCACAAAGACTTCAGCAAGCGCATGACAGCCCTTGCTGAAGGAATACCGAGGGAGGTCGTTGCTAACTTGCTGGAGCGGCTAATGCCGAGGGCTCCAGTGTCCACCCGCATGGCGCTCCGCCCTACTGAGGCTCCGCCGACTGCCACTGCGCAACCGAGCGCCTTCCGTACGGAGGGCAAGAAGCGGCGGATGCCGAAAAGCACGGTCATGCGCCGAGCTATCATGCTCACTGGCAAGGGCCGGAGCAGGCTGCGCAATCTGCGCGCCGACGATCAGCTGCATCGCATAGCAGAGGGTCCGACGGTCCGTGCGGTCCTCAACTCAAACGCCGATATCGCCTATAGCGACGTCACCTACGCCGAACGAGTCGGCTATATCCTTTTCGTAGAACCGGAGTATTAATCATGAAGACCAATATGTTTCCAGGCACCTGCCAACTATGCGGTGCAACTGTCGACGTTAATGAGGGACAACTAGTCTTTGACGACTCCACCATGAGTCACAGGGTCAGGCACAAGCCCGGCCAGTGCCGCACCGCTGACGCAACGACTAAGGCGACCCGCGTCGATAGCAAGGACGAGGCGGTGACTAAGGTTATTGACCTCATGTCCCAGCGCATGAGCGAGCTCGTGCCAGAGCTAGTCAAGGAGAACCTTGAGCTCCTGAGTCGAGTCACCGAAATCAAGGTAGGCAAGGCTCCAGCCGTCAAGGTGGACATGGCGCACAACATGCTGGAGGACGTATTGTTGGCAGTCGTGGCGGGTGCGTCCCCTATGCTAGTGGGACCGGCTGGTAGCGGCAAGACTACCCTTGCTGAGCAGATCTGCACGATCCTCAAGCGCAAGTTCTACATGGAGGCGCGGGTCACCAGCGAGTTCAAGCTGCTCGGCTTCATAGACGCACATGGCACGGTCGTGCGTACGCAATTCCGCGAGGCGTATGAGCATGGCGGCGGATTCCTGTTTGACGAAGTGGATGCTTCCGACGCCGATGCAATGACAGCATTCAACTCGGCGCTGGCCAATGGGAGATGTCCGTTCCCTGACGGCCTAGTCAAGCGCCATAAGGACTTCTTTGCCATTGCGGCTGGGAACACCTTCGGTCGTGGTGCCGACCGGCAATACGTCGGACGCAATCAGCTGGACGCGGCGACGCTAGACCGGTTCCAAGTCTTTGAGGTAGACTACGACGAACAGCTGGAACTCAAGCTGGCGGGGGACGCCGAATGGACCAAGCGAGTTCAAGCGGTGCGCCATGCGATCACGGTGGAAAAGGTGCGCCACATCGTGTCGCCGCGTGCCAGCATCACTGGAGCCAAGCTGCTCGCCGCTGGGATGGACAGGGCAAAGGTTGAGGAAGCCTGCGTCTGGAAGGGTCTGGACGCTACTAATCGTGCGCGGGTCGCGGGTCGCCTTGGGGAGACATACAATGCTCAGGCATGAAGACAGCAAGCGGGTCATCTTTCAGTTTGACACCGTGATGGACATGGTCCAGTTCAGCCGCGATACTCCTCGCGTCTGGCGCAGCGACTCCAGCGTGAGTA